GTAAAGTAATCGGATAATTCGTGATAAACGTGTGGTTCGGCTTCTATCGTGATATAGACTTCATTCTTTTTCTTGATGATCAAATGAGACATTCATATATCTTCAGTTAAAGATATTTAGTTAAGATATTCTAAACTCCGCCGCGATACATCATGTCTCCTGGTGATAACTTACCTCTTGACTTCTGGAAAACACCACCTAAAGAAGTTGGAGAACTTGAAGTTGAAATGGTTTCAGTGCCACCAAACACAGAACCTCCACCACCAGGGCGGGTTGGATTTTTAAATTGTTGTTGTCTTTGTTGTTGTCTTAACTTCATTGCAGATTGTTGTCTTGCTGAAGACTGCAATTCATTAGTTAATGCAGATCCTTGTCTATTAATTTCTCTTACTCTATCTCTACCTCTTTCTGTTGACAAATCATATTGTCTACGTTTTGCATCAAGTTTAGGATTATAGTTTGGCCTACCACCAGTTTGTCCTTGAGTCCCTGGTGCCATCGTGCGAATTGTACTTCTTGAACTTGGTGAGGAATCTTTTCTGAATTGTCCAAAAGATTTTCCACCACCTCTTTTTGTTGTACTACCTACTGATCTACCACCTTGTCCTTTAGGCGTTGATTTTGAAAATTTTTTTAGTTCTTGTTCAAAATTTTTATATCCTCTTCCTTTATCACTAGTTGTTTTTGAAAAATACACTTCATCACCAGCATCATTTACATACTGACGACTATGTTTGGTTGTTTTGCCACTGGGTTTGAACCCATAGTATGCAGCAAGATCACGAGCTGTCTTATCAGTGCCTTCTAGTAAATGAGTAGTCATTCTTGAACTTTATACTTGTATTCCAACACTATCCTATATAGGAAATCTTTCATCGCTGTCAGTCTCTGTTGTTCCAATGGACGACCTCCTGGCCATACATCAATGGCACTACAGACGGCACGATACAGAGTATGAACATCCGTGATGTCTAGTTCCAATTCAACGTATGGAACGTCCTCATCATCACCTTCCCATGATCCTTCGTATTCATAATCCATTAGTTATACCCCGCTTGGAACTTGTGCCATTCGATAGAATTCTTGATTTGATAAGTGCGATTTGAAACCTGTTTGAGAATACTATCAAGATAACTAATCATCGTATCGTAATACTGAATCTTCATTGATGCTTCTGAAAGTTTTTCATCTGCATCAAGATACTTTTGCATTGTGTCTTTGTCGCGAATCTTTTTGGGGAATGGATTTTCAACATAGACATCAGGGTCAGCTTTTCCTGAGAAGTATTCATATCGATCATGTCGAATGTTCTTCTTCAGTTGTTCAGCTTTTGCACGTAGAAGAATCAAGTTGTTCATCATCTCATGATACTTAGAATGAAGTTGAGGAACTTTCAGTGATTCTTCGTGGAGATTATCAATATCGATTTTGGAATCTTCTTCCCACATCGACTGAATCATATCAAGGTTTAGAATCATCTAGGATCGCCAAGTGTTGGTTTGTTATCTAGTCTAACACCATTTCGATCAGTTATCTCATATATGGTATACTTGAAACTGACTTGTGCGGTGAAGAACGAGTAGTCTCTATCACTCACATCAAACTCAAGGGTAGAGAGAGATGTTGGAAAGACATCCTTGAATTTGACAAGAATGTTTGGTTGATAATTGCTGTTTAGAATTTGTAGTGTTGCATCAGAAGACTCAAAGTATCTTGGATCTGTTCTATCAACATCATTGATAACAGAGTATGGATCTTCTGATTTGAGAGTGTTGTATTGTTCAATGGACTCTGGATATCCAAGACCAGTAATCCACTTATAGATTTGGAGATAGTTCTCCATGTTCTCATCAATCAAGAATCTAAGATTCAGATCATCATAAAGAACCTTGTCACCAGGAACTGCAATGTCCTTCAGGTAACTGGCTTGCACTGCAGTTCCCATACTGATCGAGGGAATATTTGCAGATTGGCACATAAAGTCAACCTTCGGTGCCTTTGAAAGGATAAATTTGAACCCGACAGGAGACATGTAGTTCCTGTTGGATATTTGTTTCGCAAAGGGAGATTGACTCATGAGAGTTTTATTTGTATTTAGATAAAAAAAGAGGGGTCCGAAGACCCCTCTGCACTTCCTTCACACGGAGTGAAAGTATATCACATAAGGTTGGTAACGGCAACGCGACGATAGTAGCGGTTGCTGTTAACGGTAAGAGTACCGTTACCCTGGGTTGTACCCTGGGAGAATGGGTTCTCGACCATACCATAACGAGTCTTAAAGCCAATTTTTGGCTGGAAGGTGTTCTCGCCGACGGCGCGTACCATCTGCAGAGGTACGTATGGGCAGTAGAAGAGACCAGCGTCATAAGGGGAAGCACCCTTATAACCGATGACGTAGTACTGAGTTGCAGCACTGTTGGCAGCATATGGGTCAATGTAGACTCTATACTTACCATTGATTACACCAGCGAAGGTGTTACCAGTGTCATCAACGTTGAGGTTTGCGTTGAGAGCAGGGGTGTAGTCCAGAACACCAGCCATGGTCAGTGCAGAAGCAACGTCTGCAGAACACATGATGATGTTGCCCTTCCCTCTACGAGTTCTCTGGGCGATTGCGTTCGCATCTCTTTCGATCTGGAACAGGAGACCCTTGAACTTCTCAACAGACCAACGACCGTTGGAGTCAACGTCGAGGTTGAAAGTACCAGCCTGAGCAGTGTTGACCTGAGCACCAGTCTCAGCAACTTTGTAGATGGTACGGATGACTTCGCGGTTGATCTCAGCAAGAATCTCAGTGGAGAGAATGTTTGCGAGTTCAGCCTCAGCGTTCAGACCGTGAATTGCCTTCAGGTCCTGAGCCAGTTCCATCGAGTACTCAGCTTTCAGAGCACGGGACTTGGCGGTAACGGTGACCTTCTCGATCGAGAAAGCCATTTCGTTGAACTGGTTATCGCCAACACCCAGACCTTCAGCGTCGTCTGTACGCATACCCTGACCTACGCTGTAGGCAGCTTGGGTTGCGGTGGTGGAAGGATTCAGAGCACCTGGGTTAGTACCAGTCTGAGAGGTGCTACCAAGACCAGTAGCGCCGTTAACGAATCCATCAGTCTGCGAGAAGGACGAAGACTGACCTGCGAATGCAGAATCTGGCTCGTTGAACAGAGCTTCAGTACCCAGTCTACGGTCGGCGTTGGTTCCGTCAACATAACGGGAACGCATCGCGAAGATGAGTCCAGTAGGAGCGTTCATTGGTTGAACGCCAGCCAGGTCATATGCGACCAGGTTAGGCATGGAGCGTCTGATCAGGGAGATCAGAACAGGGTCGAAACCAGCAACAGGGCCGGTTGCGGTGGCGGATCCAGTGTATCCACCGTTACCGACGCTCATAGTAGGAGCTTCGGACAGGAATGCTTTTTCTTCGGAGAGGAATCTCTCTTGGTTCTCCAGGAGTTGGGCGGTTACTGCGCGACGATGGGAATCCTTAATTGGATCAAGACCATCATGCTCAAGAAGGGGTGCCCACTTCTCCTGCAGATGTTCGGCATTGAACATTTGCGTTTACCTAATGAATGTGTACGTTTGTTATGTTAATAAAGTTGAGATCACTTCTGAACTGATCTGGAAAGTACCTGCATGTAAGCGGCCATCGACCCAGAAACTTCTTGGTCGGTGCTTTCGGTCAGGACTTCAGACTCACTTCTCTTCGGAGAAGACTTGAAATACGACTCTTTCAGAGTCTCAAGCTTTTCCTTATAAGACTCTTCACTCTCAAACTCTACACCCTCAGCAAGGGAAGCGAGCTTGTCTTTCTGAACGGTCGTCAGACCTTCAGCGACATCGGAAAGGATACCACCAGCAGTTGCCTCGGAGAGACGCTTGTTGATCGAAATATTCTTCTCAATTTGCTCGTTGAGTTTTGTCTCCATTTCATCTAACTTGTCTACCATAGACTCAACAACATCATATTTCTCTTCAGGGATAGTTACATAATGATTTTCAAAAAGACCCTTCATTCCTTCAAGGAACGATTCGGTCATTTCGGTTCTGAGACCATGCTCGACTGCGATTGCATTTTCGGTGATCCACTCGTCAGCGACGTACTCCAGATAGGAGTCAACACGCTCGACCAGTTCTCCCTTCATTGCTTCAACTTCTTCAACAAGTTGAGCTTCGTAGCGAGCTTCGAGGGCCTCTCTGATTTCGGTTACTTTAGACTTCAGAGCTGCCTCGAAAATAGTCTTGGCCTTATCTCTGAACTCTTCGGAGAGTTCTTGTCCACCGAGCAGAGCGTTAACGTCTTCTTCGACATCAACGTCATCGGTGATTTCAGGAAGTTCTTCGGCAACAGTCTCTTCGACTGTTTCCTCTACGACTTCCTCTTCTGTAGCTTCGTCTTCAGCGATGATTTCGGTCTCTTCAACCTCAGCCTCTTCTTTCGAAAGGGCGCCCTTTACGGACTTGAGAT